CTTAGCACGACTGAGTATCCGTTGACAGTGGTCAACGGCACAACGCTCTCGATTACCCTGAGCGGTCCTACTGGTCCAGCCGGATCAACTGGAGCAACTGGCCCTGCTGGTGCAACTGGAGCAGCTGGTCCAGCCGGAGCAGCAGGCTCCGATGCGACCGTGACGAACGCAAATGTCGGCGCAGTCCTAACCGCAGCGACAGCGAAAACGACTCCAGTTGACGCGGACACCATACCGTTGACCGACTCGGCAGCATCGAACGCGCTGAAGAAGGTCACATGGGCGAATATCAAGGCTACGTTGCTCACGTATTTCACGACGCTTTTCCCGACTCGCGCCAACAACCTTTCAGATATCGCCAATGCCACAACGGCACGGACAAACCTTGGATTAGGAAACGTCGATAACACCTCCGACGCAAACAAACCAGTCTCTACGGCACAGCAGACCGCGCTAAACCTAAAAGCCAATTTGTCAGGTGCTTCCTTCACTGGAGCAGTATATGCAGAGGTTCCAGATGGTGCTTATACGGCTGTAAATGGTTACGCTCCCGGCGGCAATGCAGTTTCAGGATTTAGCGATCATGGAGTTGGAGTAACAGCATATAGTAATTCTTACAGAGGATTAGAAGCGTATTCTGCTAGCGATACAGCAGTTGTTGCAATCACAGATGACGGAAATATATTTGAAGGCGCAAATGCTGGAGGAACCGTTGTAACAATCAACAACTCAGGTGCAATCTCTACAACCGGAACCAACGCAGCCATATCGACAATCGGATCAGACGCAGGAATATCTACAAGTGGATTAGATGCCAGCATCAGCACCTCTGGAGAAAATGCTTACATTCAAACAAGCGGAATTGGAGGAGCAATCCGAACATTTGGAACAAATGCATCTATTTATACGACTGGAACAAATGCATATATCTCCACAAATGGCGGCGGTTGGATTCAAACTTCAAGCACGTTAAAAATCGCATCGGGTGCTGGAACTACAACATTATCTGGAACTCAAACGACAGATCGTGCCATTGCATTTCCAGACGCCAATGGCACGCTCGCCCTGACTACCTCAAACGTCTCCACGGCAACCGCGCTAGCTACGTCACGGAATATCTTCGGACTTCCCTTCGACGGCACAGCAAACGTCAGCGGCGATGCTACCAACACCGGACACTTTGCCAGCATTCCGACAGGAGGTGCGGCTGGGCATTTTGTCATGCTGCAAGGCACTGCGCCGACGCTTGTAGCAGGACGCACTGCAATTTATGGTGCCACAGGTGGATTCGGTATCAAAGACGGAACTGGCACAGCCCGAACAGTTTCTCTGTCTGGCAATCTTTCGCTTGCGAATAATCTGACTACGAGCGGCAACTTTGCGCTGACTCTGACGACGACGGCATCGACTAGTGTCACATTGCCGACGAGCGGCACATTGGCAACACTTACAGGCACAGAGACGCTTACCAACAAGACGCTCACAAGTCCGACGCTGACTACTCCAGCACTTGGCACACCTTCTGGTGGCACTCTTACAAGCTGCACAGGGCTTCCGATTTCAACTGGCGTCTCAGGACTCGGGACTGGAGTCGCAACATTTCTCGCCACTCCACTCAGTGCAAACCTCGCGGCGGCTGTTACGGATGAAACCGGATCAGGCTCGCTTGTTTTTGCAACAAGTCCAACTTTTGCAAGCTCGATCACAGTCAGCGGATCAAACTCCACAGGAGTAATAGTCGCGTCCACCTCATCTACAGGCGGATCAATTTCGGTCGCGTCATTGTTGGCTGCTAGTTCAACTGGAGACGTGTATTTTAGCGTCGGAAAAAGCCTGACCAGTTCAAATTCAGCACTTATTGGATACTCTACTGTCGGAGCTAGTTCGCCTTATGCGTTCATGACCGTCTATGGTAGATCTGCATCCGATCTATGCGTCAATTACGCTGGAAGCGTCGGGATGGGGACCGCGACTCCAAGCGCAAAAGCCAAGCTCGAAATCAGCAGCACAACCCAAGGCTTTCTTCCACCGCGTATGACCACAACTCAGCGCGATGCAATCACCAGTGTTCCAGCTGGATTGATGGTTTACAATACGACAACGAACAAGCTGAACGTCCATAATGGGACAACTTGGGAAACTGTAACATCACTCTAACCTTATGCCACTATTTACCGAACGCACCCAACTCGAAAAGGATCTCGCCTTCAAAGATTCTTTAATCCTTCGCGCACTTGAAGCTGCTAACCATTCCGCGCTGACGCTTCGCCAGTGCTATGACCAGTTCTATGTGCTTCCAACTGAGAGGCTTTCTGCTGTTCTAAATCATAGCATCCCCGCCACGCTGGAAATGTTCTCTGGCAACACAGCATTCGGACAAGCAGTCAATTCCGCGCTTGATTCTGCCGAGTTCGGAACCGTCCGCGCACCTGTCGAACTTCCTTCTAATATCAGTTTCGATGGTAGCCAATTCATTGTAGCACTACCATTGACCGAAGAACCTAAGCCCGAAATTGCAACTGAGATTGACGAAACACAAGCCGAACTTGAAGCACTATGAAGAATCTTAAAATGATCAGCGCCGCCGCACTGATCATTTTAAAAGAAGTATGATATTAACCGCAAATTTTTTGTCTTAAGCTAAGCGTACTTCTTCAAGTTCAGATTTTGTCATATGGAATTTTCCACGATTTGCGCTAAAGAAAACTTTATCTCCTTCAACTCTGTAAATTGTAATATAGTCAACGATTCCAATCTTTAGGTTTTCCAACACGTCCTTAAATTCGCTCTTAATATAGATTTGTTCATTCATATATTTTATATATACTAACTTTCCGTAAATTATAAATAAACACAATGGAACACGAGAAATCGATGCTAAAAGAGTTTTTGGAAGGTGGCTGGCTTATTCCATTATTGGGTGCGGCGAGTATGTTAGCTCGTTTGATTTCAACAAATACACCAGTGCCAGTGCTAGAACAGGCTAAGAAGGTATTTGTTGCTGCACTCGCAAGTGGCATTGCATGGTTTCTATTGGAACAAACGGATATAGGAAGCTTATATAAAGCAATTACTTATGGTGTTATAGGTGTGATTAGTCCTGAAATTATAGCTGGATTGGTTCATATTGGAAAAAAATTTGCGGCCAAGCCAGAATCATTCCTACCACGCAAATGAATAAGCGTCACGTTTCAGTTGCAGCATTATGCTTTATAGTTTTAGCTTTTGTCATTAAAGGCTATTGTGTATTTCAACAAGTTGATTATGCAGCGGAAACGCTTAAATCGTTTTTATATTTAGCTACCGCATTAGTGGCGGTAATAGCATGGCCATTTGTTTTTAAAATTAAAATATAAATATAACATATGAGTACACCAAGTGTAAGTAACGCAAGAGTTTTTGATAGTGCAATGTCATATGAATTGCCAGCTTATACCGGCGGCTATCATGTTAGCCCACGCCATGCTAGCAAATTTTTTAAAGGTCTATTAATTAGTTCAGCTGGCAACCTTAAGATTACTGGTTGTGATGGCATTGAAGTTACATTTGCAGTGACAGTTGGCCTGTATCCATTTGCTGGTATGAAATTGGGCGTCGCAGCTACAACACCTGCTACGGTTGCAGTAATACTATACTAATAGCATATGGCACGCCCTACTACACGACAAGGACTGGTTGACTATTGCTTGCGAGCATTGGGTGCACCAGTACTTGAAATAAACATTGATGACGATCAAATTGAAGACCGCCTTGATGAGGCTATTCAATTCTATCAAGAATATCACAATGATGGTGTAACGCGTGTATTCTATAAGCATGTCATTACCACACAGGATTTTACTAATGGTTATTTTACATTGCCTGACAGTTTGATTTGTGTACTGCGCGTAATGAATATCAACCGCGGTGATGCAAGTGATATGTTTAGTGTCAAGTATCAGATGTATCTTAATGACCTTTACGGTCTGCGTCGCCCCGAGAGTATTATTAGTTATCAGATGACTAAAGAATATATGGGACTGCTTGAAATGATTCTTACTGGTGCAAGTCAGCAAATTACTTTTTCACGTCACATGAATCGTTTGACCATTGATGATGATTGGAAACGCACTCTTAAGCCTGGACAATATATTGTGGTTGAAGCATATCAGACAATTGATCCTGATGCTTATGGTGATGTATACAATGACATGGTGCTAAAGCGTTATGCTACTGCATTGATGAAGCGTCAATGGGGCACAAACCTTTTGAAATTTGAAGGTATGCAATTGCCAGGTGGTATTACATTAAATGGTCGAGCCTTATTTGATGATGCAACTGCTGAAATCCAAAAGATTGAAGAAGACTTTGAATCGCGGTACCAATTCCCGCCAGATTTTTACTGTGGCTAGCAGTATTCTTTGTCGGTTAAGTTTATAAATAACTCCAATGGCAAGGAATGTTTACTTCTCTCACGGCACTCGCAGTGAAAAGCATCTTTATGAAGACATCATAATTGAGGCTATGTCCATTTACGGCCATGATGTCTATTATATACCACGCAAGGTGGTGCAATTGGATACCATTTTAAATGAAGACATGCTTTCTCGTTTTGAGAGCGCATTTAAAATTGAGATGTATGTTGAGAGCGTGGATGGATTTGAAGGAGATGGCAAGCTGATGAATAAGTTTGGTTTCGAGTTTCGAGATCAAGTTACTTTTGTTGTTGCTAATCGTCGTTGGAATCAGTTGATTGGGCGCTATGGTGTTACCGAAGGTGGAGTGCGTCCACGTGAAGGTGATCTTATATATGTACCATTGACAAAAGGTCTTTTTGAGATTCGTTTTGTTGAAGACAAAAAACCATTCTATCAAGCTGGTCAAGTTCCTACATTCAAACTAACATGCGAGAATTTTGAGTATAGCAATCAAGCGCTTGACACAGGTGTTCCTGAAGTTGATGCAATAGAATATCACTCTGCTCAGGCACAAAGTGTGCGCACAACAAGTGTCTCAGGACAAACCTTTACAGCTGGTGAAAAATTAACTGTTGATTTGTCAAACAGCGCTGTAACTGGTACTGTTGAATTTCTTGGTTATTATGAAGATAGCAATGGTGTAATACGTACTAAACTTGGAGTACCAACTTGGAGTGATAGCAATTATCATATCATAGCAGTTGGTGATACACTCACAGGAGTTGATGATGGATACACGGTTACAATACAAGAAATATACCCAATGAGCAGCACAGATCCAGATGCATTTGAAAATGATCTTAATGCTCAAAATGATGTGTTTGAAACTAACGGTAATTCATATATTGACTTTAGTCAAATGAATCCATTTGGAGAGCCCAACCAATAACATATATGTTAGACAATTCTTACTATTATCACGGAACAATCAAAAAGATTGTTGCTGTATTTGGCACGCTCTTTAATAATATTCACACTGGCAAGTTGATTGGTGGTAAGTTGACCGCAGTGACGCGTGTGCCGTTAGCATATGGACCAAAAGAACATTGGCTTGCACGTATTCGTCAAAATACTGTTGACCAAAAAGAAACTGAAATTGCAGTAAAGGTTCCGCGCATGAGCTTTGAAATGACAAGTATTGCATATGATAGCTCTGTCAAATTAAATCGTCTTAATCAAGAAATTGTAACCTCAAGTGCTACCGATATTGCGACTGGCAAAAAAAATTATTATTGGCAGACCGTACCATACATCATTGGTATGCAGCTTAGTATATATGCGCGCAATCAAGATGATGCATTGCAAATCTTTGAACAAATCATTCCAACATTTCCACCAGAATATAGCGTAACTGTTGTTGACTTGGCTGTCCCAGGTACAAATACGGTGGTACCTATTATATTGACAGGCACCACTTTTAGTGATGATTATGAAGGAGACTATCAAACTGGTAGACGTACTCTAATATATACTCTTGACTTTAACCTTAAAGTTCAATTTGCTGGTCAAACCAATCAAACTGGAATCATTAAAAATGTTGATGTTAACTTTCTTGATACAACAGCAGTCACTCGCGGTGCGGCTCTTGATAAAATTAACGTGCATCTTGGCAATATGACAACAGACACACCGGACAATTATACCGCGGTGACTACATTTGGATTCCTATAATTTAACCGTTTTATATTATGAGCCTTAAACCAGCAAAGACGCGCCAAGATATACTTGACTCACTACAAAACAATCTGCCAGCTGTTCCTGCAGCTGCGGCTGAAAACAGTCAGACCGCCGCAAAAGAAAAGTTACCAAGTGTCGATGATATTAGCGTTGATGTGGAAGAAGACTATCGTTTTGCACGCGATCATATCAAGAAACTGATTGGTACAAGTGATGAAGCAATTGCCACAATGCATGCACTTGCAGCAGATGCCGAACATCCACGTGCATTTGAAGTGCTGGCTGCAATGATAAAGAGCGCGGCTGATATGAATAATCAGTTGCTAACATTGCAACGAGACCGTAAGAAACTTGTTATTGAACCAGCTGCGCCAAAAAGTGTAAGCGTTGGTTCTAATACCACAAACAACAGTATCTTTGTTGGAACAACCACCGAATTGCAAAAGTTCCTTAAAAGCCAAAGTGCAACAACAGTTGACGTTTAATCATCCCTTCGGGAACCTTCGGTTGAATGGATATATAATTAGATTGCCATTAGCGGTTTGATCTAAAATAATTGTAACAGGTTTGCAAAACTTGTAAAGGTAAAAATTCAACAATATGTCTAGTCATCCAAACAGCTACAACGGCAACCCACACGTGAAGGGCGATGGTGTGCAGCAAAACTTTACGGCGCCTGAGATAGTTGAATATCAGCGCTGCATGGCCGATGTTGGTTATTTTTGTGAGCAGTATGTAAAAGTTATTCATCTTGATCATGGCTTGGTCCCATTTAAGCTGCGCGGCTATCAGGAAAAGATGGTAAAACATTTTAGTGATAACCGTTTTAATATAGTATTAGCATGTCGGCAAAGCGGGAAAAGTATAACATGTGTGGCATGGCTCCTGCACTATGTCATCTTTAATCCTGACAAGACGGTTGGTATGCTTGCCAACAAAGGAGCAACTGCGCGTGAAATGTTGAGCCGTCTTACGCTAATGTTGGAGAACTTACCATTCTTCCTGCAGCCCGGGTGCAAGGTATTGAACAAAGGTAATATCAAGTTTAGCAACAATAGCGAAATAGTTGCAGCCGCAACTAGTGCTAGCAGCATTCGTGGAAGAAGTATGAATGTTATTTTTCTTGACGAATTTGCATTCGTGCAAAATGCTAATGAGTTTTATACAAGTACCTATCCTGTTATTTCATCTGGTAAAGACACCAAGGTAATCATTACAAGTACTCCTAATGGTGTAGGCAATATGTTCTACCGACTATGGGAAGGCGCGGTACAGAAGACTAGCGAATTTAAACCATTCACAATCAAATGGAGTGATGTTCCAGGACGTGATGAAGAATGGAAACGGCAAACCATTGCCAACAGCAGTGAATTGCAATTCTCTCAAGAATTTGAAGTTGCATTCATTGGCAGCAGTGCAACTCTTATATCATCTGAAGCGCTGTTGGGTCTAAAGGGAGTTGAGCCAAGCAAGCGTCAATATGGCATAAAGTATTATGAAGATCCTGTTGAAGGGCATGACTATATAATGACGGTTGATGTTAGCAAAGGCCGAGGCCAGGACTATAGTACCTTTACGGTTTTTGACATTAGCAGCACACCATTTAAAACCGTGTGCACTTATCGTGATAATCTTATTAGCCCTCTTATATTTCCAGAACTTATTGTACGTGCAGGTAAGCAATACAATAATGCTATGACCGTCATTGAAAATAACGATGCCGGTCAAGTTGTATGCAATGCGGTATACTATGAATATGAATATGACAATATGTTTGTATCAAGTGCAGTTAAGAGCAATGGCATTGGCGTGATGATGACCAAACGTGTAAAACGTATTGGTTGCAGCAATCTTAAAGACTTGATTGAAAGTGGCAAATTGGAAGTATGCGATATAGATACTATTGCTGAACTTAGCAGCTTTGAGCCAAAAGGTGACAGCTATGCAGCGCGTGGCAGCACACATGATGACTTGGTAATGAACTTGGTTATGTTTGCATGGTTTGTAAGTACGGATGCATTTGGTAGTATGAGCACAATTGATCTTAAGCAACTCTTGTATAGCGAAAAGATACGTGAAATGGATGAAGATGTACCATTATTTGGCATCATTGATAACTATGTGTCTGATGCTCCAGAAAGTTCACAATACTATCAAGACGCATTAGAGCAAAATCGTGAATGGGACGGCCTATAAATGTCATATTTTATAAATAGGATTATTGAAAGCCTTCTTATTATGACAACTTATTATAACAACAACTGAGAACTAAAAAATATGGCATTAACATCAGCTGGAGTCGAAATTAAAGAAATCGACCTAACAAATACAATACCTGCACTTGCTACAAGCCTGGGCGGTTATGCAGGATCATTCAACTGGGGGCCTGCTGGTCAACTGGTTACCGTAAGCTCTGAAAAAGATCTTATTAAATACTTTGGCGCACCAAACAATACCAACACCGCTCAAACTGCTAGCTTTTTTACTGCAGCAAGTTTTTTAAAGTATGGCAACAGTCTTAAAGTTTCCCGTTCGGTTGAAACTACAGATTATAATGCCGCATCGCCGTATTTAAGTGGAGCAAGTGCATATACTGCATATAGTGCGGTACTTATTAAAAATAAAGATGCGTATGATGCTATTACTACCGGTAATACTCTTAAAAGCGCAATTGTAGCACGCTATGCTGGATCATTAGGCAATGCACTTAAAGTTGTCATTTGTCGTGCATCTGCATTAGCTGCGGGCGGAAGCGGTGTTACTGCTCGTGATAATATGAGCAACGTGTTTTCATATGTTCCAGGTACAAGTACTTATGCAGCGGCTGTTAAAGCTGCAAATGCAAGTTTATCTTCAGCTAATATGGAAGATGAAATTCATGTTGCTGTTATTGATAGCGACGGCTCATTTACAGGTACTGCTGGTACCGTCCTTGAAAAATATGAAGGTCTTTCAATCTTTACCGATGCAAAAACCGAAAACGGTGCAACCAATTACTATCGTGAAGTAATTAACCGTGCTTCAAACTACATTTATATCAACAAATTAAAAGACTGCCGTATTACAACTGGGAGTACTGGTGTAGTTGAAACTGAATTTGCTGTTACCGATGTTGCTGCATTGAGCGTTGCTACAACTGCTTTAGGCACAAAGGCTACAACCGGTGGTGTAACAATTACTTTAGCATCTGGTGCAAATGTTGCAATGACTGCTACTGGTATGGCTGATGCATACAACATGTTTGCCGATGCACAAAGTGTTGACCTTGGTTTACTGTTTGGTGAAGTTCATACCGCTACAGCTACTGCACTTGTCAATGATGCTAAACTTGCGGCCATCGTAAATGCTCGTAAAGATTGTGTTGGTTTCATGAGTGCTCCATTGAGTATTACCACAAAGACTACTGATAGCGACCGCTTAGGTGAAATTACAACAAAGGTTGGTGATGCTGGTTGCCCGGTCAGCAGTTATATGGTGATGGATTCTTCACCGGTTTATGTGTACAATAAGTACAATGACAATTATATATGGATTCCTGCATGCGGACACATTGCTGGCCTTTGCGCAAATACTGATGCGGTTGCTGATGCATGGTTTAGCCCTGCTGGGTTTAACCGTGGACAATTGCAAGATGTAGTTAAACTTGCATACAATCCAAATCAAACTGACCGTGATGCACTATATATCAAAGGTGTTAATCCAATTAATGCATTCCCAGGTCAAGGCATTGTATTGTATGGTGATAAAACACGTTTGTCAAAGCCAAGTGCATTTGATCGCATCAATGTTCGTCGCCTATTCATTACACTTGAAAAGGCAATCGCTACCGCTTCTAAATATCAATTGTTTGAACAAAACGATGACTTTACACGTGCAGCATTTAAGAATATGGTTGAGCCATACTTGCGTGATGTTCAAGGCCGTCGCGGTATTACTGACTATCGTGTTGTTTGCGATAACTCAAACAACACCGGTCAAGTAATTGACGGTAATAGTTTTGTTGCTGACATTTATATCAAGCCAACACGTTCAATCAACTTCATTACTCTTAACTTCATTGCTACTCGTACTGGCGTTGAGTTTAAAACAATTGTTGGTGCCTAATATAAATAAACCTATAACAATTTAACATAGAAATAATATGGCTGGAATCGAAGATTTTAAATCAAAACTAACAGGTGGTGGTGCTCGCCCAAACCTATTCAGAGTAACACTATCATGGCCTGGTGCATCAAGTTATGATCAAGAAAAAGCAAGCTTCTTGATTAAAGGTGCAGCATTACCGGCTAGCGTGATTGGTACTGTTGAAGTACCATTCCGTGGTCGTAAATTAAAGATTGCTGGTGACCGCACATTTGAATCATGGACCATTACTGTTATCAATGATAACAATATGGTGATTCGTACTGCATTTGAAAATTGGATGAATCTCATCAATGCACATAGTTCAAACACATCGGCATATACTAATGCGCAATCATTGGGATATATGGCACAAATGCAAGTTCAACAACTTGACCGCAGTGAAAAT